AGGACGGCCAGCATTCTTTGTACCAGAGAAGTGTCTACCTAAGTCATCACTGACTTGCTTGCGCTGTGTATCACTAAGCATCAAGCTATTGCCGTTCTCATCCCTTGGTTTAAAGACTATTGCGCCGGATGGACGCGCCCCGTTCATCAATAAGCCCACATTGTGCTTTGCAATCATGTTGTGTTGGTCTAAATCAATAGCCGCCGCCATAAGGGGTGATAATCCCTGATAGTCGTCTAATGGGTTCCACATTTTGAAATGTTTAATTTCTGACTGCCCTGAAATTGGGTCTGCTGGATATGAGTGAACAACCTGTCCATTTAAATAATAATCATAAGACTTTGGAACTGCCGTATCGCTTGCAACAACCTTCATCCTGTCAGGGCGCAACATATAAAGCTCTGAGGGCAAATTATTTACAGAACTAGCAAGAGCATAACTATTTCCAGACAACAAAAGATAACTATAAAGTGATTGGAAGTATTCAATTCCAGCTTCTGTTGGGTTAGGTCTATTAAGAAGGCTAATAATAGGGTGTGTTTCAAGCTCCATGTCGCCTTGGAAAACTTTAAATGGTATTGAAGCCGCGCCATTAGCAATTTCATTTACGCATTTATACACAATAGCGTTTTGCTGATACCCTTCGGTCGCGTATGTTTTGAAATCATCGCGCCTATTGGCTGAGTATATTGAGTTACCCGACATATATACCTTTGGTGCTTCTTTTTGTTCAAATGATTGCGGCGAAAAAACCTTCCGCAAATTATCTAAAAATGCCATTAGCTAATTCTCCATATTGGTTGCCCTGTTTGTTGGGTCAAATCCGTTAATGCCCAAACTAGAGCGTCTAATCTATCAGGGGACTTTCGACCCTCGGGTGTAAAAGATGTCAGCTGGTCTTCCAATGCTTTAAACTCTCCAACATGATGAACCTTGCCTTGCTCATAAAGCGCCGCGATTGGTTCAGCCCGTATAATCTTGCCTCTACTCGCCCTTACAGCAGTGTAAGGTATTTGCCTATCTATTGTTCTTACCACTCTTTCGACCAAATCTCCACCATTATTGACTTCAGCTATAAGTCTATCAGCATTATATTTATGAAAAACATGAACAGCTTCACGCGCCCAAGTGTCAGGGCTTCCATGTAAACTTCTATCTTCTAGTACATAAAACTTACCATTGGAGCATCTACCAGCTACAACAATGCCTGTTTCATCACTGCTTTCCGTGTTTGTTACCGCTGGGTCTACTGCAACTACAATTCTTTGTAGGTCTGGCAAATTTTCAGGTTTAAGCCTAGAGCCTTCGATCATATTCCAATTCCAAAGAGCGCCCTCAATATCCTCAAGAACCTCTGCATATAGCTCTTGTCTACCTAGTCTTGTGCCTTCGTATTTTTCTTTAAGCTGTGCCAGAGCTCCAGCCGCTAAGTTTTCTTCATTATCAAAAGTGCTTCCGCGAGTAATCACAGTTCCTGTCCGTTTAAGCAAATTCTTGATAAGAGGCGTTGGTTTGGGTGTTGTTGTTATTACACATTGTGGATTATCGCCAAGACGCAAGCCAAACATCAGCTGATCAAATGTTTCCGGATAAGGCCACGCGGCTATCTCATCACACCATGCCCTGTGAAATTGCGGACCACGAAGTCTATCTGGTTCTGTTGCCGCAAAGCCTTGTATGACTGAGCCATTATACAACCTAATCTCTTGAGCAGTATTATTATAACCCTGACCGCGTCCAGATAGGAGGCATTCTTTAGGTAAATAAGAAAGTATTCCACTCTCACCGCCGAATGCTACTCTCTTTAAGTCTCCAAATGTAGGCACAACAACTGCAACTCGCGTGTTAGGGTTCTTTAATGCATATACAGCCGCATCAGCGCCGCCGGTTCTTGTTTTTCCCCATCCACGACCAGCAAGTATAAGCCATACAGCCCAATCACCCATAGGGGTAACTTGTTCGTTTCTCGCCGTATCAACCCAATCACTGTATAGTGTGGCTAGCCCTTTGTGACTTTTTCTCGGCAAGTTCGTCCAATTGGTCAATAATTCTTGTGAGGCTTGTTGGGATGCTGTCATCTGATACTACCTGTCTAATTTCTGCGGCTTCACCTAAAGCAAGCTTGCCAGCCTTTTGAGCCTTTAGGACAGTTTCGGCTATGTCCTTTAATTCTGGAGTTGATAGGCTATCTCCCCCTGTTGCACGATCTTGTTGAGCCGCTAATGTTAGCTTCCTACCAATCCTTGCAAAGATGTTTTCCGATAAAGTCATTGCGGTGTCATCAAACTTATCAGCCTTTTGAGCTTTGCGTTTTGCCCTTTGGATAGACCTTTGCGCTTCATATTGAGATTTAAAATGGTTTCTTTGGCCTTGCCAATCTCCATCTTTTGATCTTTTGTATGCAGTCTTAACAGGTAAATCGTGTTTTTTGATTAATTCATCTATTGTTGGGAATACCCTAACACCATCATCAATGTAGCCTTCAACAAACTCTAATCTGAGCTTTTCTGTCTTAACCTGATCTAACTTACTGTCTGAGCGTGGAGACATCTGACCGCCCTCTCTTATTCGCCTGTTTCTAGCCATTGTAGCAATTCTTTTGCCATTTGTATAGAATGAGATGGTTCAGTTAATGATCTATGCTCTACCTTTGTCCCAAACTCTGCGGAAATGTTGCGTATTTTTGTGGCTCTACCCTTCAAGAATACATCACTTTGGGTATCTCCCCTTTGTACGTGCCTTTCATGCAAAACCTGTTTTGATGCACTTAAAATAATAATCCTTAAATCATAATGCTGTTCTATTAGCTTTAAATTATCTTTTGTGAATAACCTGTCGCCTTCAAATATTATATGCCTCTTCCTAAGTGTCACATATCTTTGAAAGTCTTTATTAACCGCCATTGATAGTCTGTCTGTACCTAAAAAAGTTCCACCAGAGTTATAAAGACCCATCAAGCTTACTAAGCTATCGTTATTAATATGACCTCGCAAAAGACCACCTTTTAAATTATGTGTGACCTTCATTGAATTATAAACTTCTTTCATCATGGTTGTTTTACCAGTTGCGGGTTCTCCCCCTACAGCTACACATCTAAACATCAGAACATACTCCTCATAAAATCACCCTTTTTTAAGAAATCACTAAACTTATCTTTTTTTATTTTTCTTGAAGCCGCCAACATAGGGTGAATTGTTTCTCTTCTTGCTTGCCAATAAACATCCCAGTTCACACCAGACCATCCATCATTCTGCACTCTGCTAATTTCTTCTGCCTGTCTATCTAGATAATATCCAAGATAGCGCCCGTCTCGCTCACGGAATATCTTCTTAAAGGAGCAAAGGCATGTTTCCATATCGTAAAAGTCACCTTTTGTCCCAAATCTACTGTTTGTTTCGCTTAGAATAGAACCAGCTTCTAGCTCAAGCATTTGAACCTGACTATCATCCAGCTTTTGTCCGGCAAGCTCCTCTAGACCCAAAGCATATAACAAGCCTGTCCTGTGGCTCTTACTTCCCTTATCATCCCTGAGAACAAGGTCTGGGGGCTCGGTTTGTATATCAGCGCATTGCTTTAATGCTTGCATGTAAAACCAAGTGGAATATCTTCCAAACTTATATAAAGAACCGCTTATCTCTCCCCATAGAGCTTTGAATGGGTCATTTGTAGAGCGCATAATCTTTTCAAACTTCGCTCTTTGTGTTCCGTCTGGATTATTTGTATGAACCCATTCGTAATAAGAGGAAAATTGCTTTGGGAGGTGGCCTTTATTATACTTTGTATCTGTCTGATATCTAAGTCTTTTATAGTTTATATTGTTCCATTCCTCAAGCCTCTTCTCCCCAACAAGCTCAAAGTCTGGAAACTCATTCCATATTACCCAAGAAGTCGGAGCATAATAAGTAGTTCCATATAACCAACAAACCCATAGTCTTTGCTCTATGTTAAACTCATATCGGTCAAACATATATTTCATCATCCACAAAGCGGGGTCACAATCTTTATACCTCAAAGACCAAGCAAACCATCTAATGAATGCCTCTTTGCGATTATCTTTTTTACGATAATCTATATTTGTTTGAATAAAGCTTTCCGGAGCCAAGCTGATTTTACCTCTTTTATTGCGCCCATTACTTGCGCGGCTTTTTTTACGCCGAAACTATGATCTTCTAGACCTTCAGCCTTTAATTTTTGTATAACTTTTACATCAGGTAAGCACACTATGGGGTTTTCAATTGCTTTCTTTCTAAATTCTAATTGTTCTTCTCTAGTAGCAAAAATGGGCTGATCTGACCTTAATGAACCTGTTGGGTCTACTGCCCAAAAAACAAGGCCATTTCTATAGTGCCAGCTAACACTACTAGGAGTGCAACTCATTTTCAGCCTACCCATATCATGCTGTATAGAGTGTTCTAAGAAACTATCCCAAGCTTTTGAGGCGTACCCCTTTCCCTCTTGGCCTTGAACTGTGCATATTTCATATAAATTCACATACCTAGTTCTCACAGAAAAAGTCGCGTATATAACACTCTTAATTCCATTGTCATCATGAACTAAAGGCGGATACCTGTCATAATTGCCAAATCTTTTCCAAAGACTATGTGATGCTGAAAGGAATTTAGTATTTCGACCATCTTTTGAGTTTTTTATGAGGTCTAAAATTTCCTCTTCTTCTGTCAGCCTCATGGCTGTAAGTCCTCAAAGCCTTCGACCATCGCATAAGCCATGTGACCGGCTTTAATTGTTACACGATGATGTTCACCCGCTTTGCATCGCGTTAAGTGATGAAATTCACCGCTTCTGTTGAAAATATCTTCAGTACTTGCAACATAACAAGCGCCTGTTTCATCGTCATAGTCATACCACAATGGCCTTTGACCATTTCTGAAGAAACCTAGCTCTTCTCCATTACCTTCTGCAACTAAAAGGGCGCATGAAATAGAAGCGTTTGGGAATGCCTCCATAGGGTGTAAGTCTTTTTCAAAAGCTAATAACAATAGTTCAGTGTCATTGCGCCCTGTGGTCTCAAACCCATAAAACTCTTCCCATTCCTCCGGTGGTAGCTGTGTTACTACTCCATTATGGGCAATAGAATAATCTTCCCCTGCAATCGGTTGATTATACTCTAAATCACTTGTTGAATATCTACAGTGTCCAATTATTGCTACAGTTTTGATTGTAGGAATTTCAAACAAGCTGGCTTTTACGGGTTCTTTGATGGTTTTGATAATTCCATCTTCAAAGTAGCTTATACCAGTAGCGTGCTGTCCTCTTATCATAGCTTGGAGCAACATTTTTCTAAATAAAATCATGTCGACACCATTTGGGTCAAAGGCGGCAACTATTCCACACATATTATTGCTCCGCGTTAAGACCAGTTAAGTCTTTTCGACCCTTGATAATCTTTAATTCTTCATCTGCATTACCGCACCGAAACATATTTTCTCTATAATAACTTACAATAGATATACGTTCATAAGGTTGTTTCGCTTTTATTTCTAAGTTTCCATGCCATTCATGGACGTTGAAAAAACAAATATCAGTATTTCGCACGTCAAATCCAACTCGGTAGCGCGGCAAACAAGTATATCCACCTTCAAACTTACCCGCTTGCAAAACAGCAATATTACCAAAGCCTCCTTTGAAGTCTCCAGCATCTGTATGTATAGCTGTTCTAAAATTTTTATTGACTGTGACTGTTGTGAAAACTGTATCGCCAATCAAGAAGTCTGAGTTAGTTTTTTGCGCCATTTCATTTTGTGCGCTCCAACGATCAGGGCATGCATCTTTAAATTGATCAGATATGTGCTTTATATATGGGTAAGCGCCACGAAACTGATCAAAGTTTTTTTCTGTCCAAGCAGTTTGCCGGCAATAAGGAAACCTCACTGTTCGGTCAAAGTATCCAATTATACCACTTTTTACTGTTTTAGCTCTTAAAGTGTTTGAAACATATCCATCTTTTGTGATTGTAGCAAATCTTTTTTGTTTTTTCTCACCACCAACAACACCAGAATATCCTGTAAGTGTTTTATCTTCTGATGCAGTAAACTCACCAGCCGCGCTTCCACGATTATTTGTTGGTGTCGCGGCATGTCTTAAAATACCATATGCCTGTTTACATAATGCTTTAGGTATTACATTTTTTCTAAACATAAAAAGAGGATTGCCATCGCTATCATAAGCATCACAATCATAATCAATTATGTGGTCAATTTCGTCGTTTTTTATCAGAGAACCTGAACGCTCTCCCCATTCTTCAAAAGTTCCGTGAGCTTTCGCTTCATAAATCTTTACACTCATTTGATACCGCCATATATACTGCGTCTGTTAAATTATCTATACCATGTTTTTCTTGTATCTTCACGCACATTTGTTTGAATTTAGGCTCTGTATCAGTGTCTAAATAAAGCATTAGCATTTTTACATGATTTGCATTTGCACCATCCAAATCATTAAATTCTAAGCTCTCATCAATCTCATCAAGCTCCTCATCAAATTGCATTAAGTCTTCACCAGACATTTTTGCAATCTCATCAAGGTCAAATCCAGTGAGATTTAAGTCAAAATCTAGTTCTTGAAGTGCTAAAAATTCTGACTTTAATAACTCTTTGTCCCACTCAGCGAGCTCTGAAGTCTTATTGTCAACAATCCTGTAAGCCTTTTTTTGTGCTTCTGTAAGACCTTTTGCTATCAATACTGGCACTTCTTTCAAGCCCATGCTTAAAGCCGCTAGGTGGCGCGTATGGCCGGCCAAAATAATCTTTTCTTCATCGACAACTATCGGCTGTTGCCATCCAAATTCCTTAATACTGTCAGCAACCTTTTCTACAGCGGCAGAATTGTCTCTGGGGTTCTGATCATAAGGCAGAATTTCTTCTATTTTTATTTGTTCTACTTTCATCCTGATAGCCTTTTTTTACTTATTTGTAATTTTTGTAATCATAAATTGCATGGAACGCAAATAAAAAAGACCCCTGCCAT